CATAACGTACGTAGATGTACGGCCTTCGACCTGGAGCCGCATAGCATGACAGAAAAGGGCGTAAGCTCCACGAGCAGTCAGAAGGCCATAGCGATCTTCTCTAAGAGCACATGTGCATTGTGCTCCGGCGAAGCCGCAGTAGTGCTAATGGCTGACAAGCTCGGCTCCAGTTGCCTGGACGTCGAGGACGCCGAGGTCTTTCCAGGCAGCTAACGTAGCTGCGACGCCGAGGCTCTTCGCTTGATCGGCGGAAGTAGCCTCATACACGCCGTCCCAGGTCTTCGACGGAGACGACGGATGATTCGCCGGCCAGGCAGCCGTGCCTATCACGCGATACTTAGCCACGTTTATGCCTTCCTTTCTTGCGCTTCTTCGAGTTCACAGCTGCCGCTATCGCCTGAGCGTCAGCACGTTCCTTCCCGAACTTAGACTTCGTCCGAGCGTACGTTGGTCCCTTATGGAACTCACGAATGCGCTCAGAGATCGAGCCCTTAAGTGGCACTAGACCCTCGTGATCGTGAAGGGGAAGCCCTTAAATAGCTGATTCCCCCACCCCAGGTTCTGCGCCGCGAAGTGTTCGACGTACGTGACGGCAGTCCATGCGAGAACCCCGACTAGTGGGCTGACGTGAAGCCACAGCTCCATCCCTGCGTAGAACGCCAACGCCTCGATCAGCGTCATCCAGAGAACTACCAACACCTTATTCACGATGCTCTCCGAAGGCATTTATGTTTTGCCTTGTGACACTCCGTACAGATCACCTTGCCGTTACTCACCTGTAAAGCAAGATCAGGATATAGAGCAACTCGGCGCTTATGATGCACAGTCCGAGAAGGCCGGCCACAGTCGCAGCAAAGGTACCTATCGCGGACCAAGACGGATTGCCGGAACGCTTGATACTCAGGAGTCGCATTGAGCTCAGTCCTCAGTTTCTGCCACGCAGCCAGGAAAACACACCTCGTTATCTTCCTCTCCCTCCTCCTCGCTAGGAGGCCAGTCATTTGGGCAATGACGAGAGAGGCTGGTCGTATCTTGTCCAGGTTTGGACAAGGAAACACGATCACTGCGACGGCTCTGCGTTGATTGCGGCGAGCACATATCCCGCTCCTCTGGAGATACCGGCAATAAGCAATCCTAAAACGAACGCCTTCACTCCAGGAACCGAAGTGCCAGTAACTAGGCCAGAGAGATACGCTAACGCTCCAGTAGCGAAACCGACGAGTGCAGCATGCCACAACTTCAGTCCGCTCGCACTGAGCTTCATGGCCGTCCCTCCGCTCGCCCACCGTAGTGAGAGGCGTCTGCTGGAAAACGTAGTGTGAGACCGATTCCGGTGACTCGCGCTGCAAAGGAGCAATTTGCAAGTGGCATGACCGTGACGGTAGTGAGCGGTGCTCCAGCCCACGTCACGCAGGTCTTGCTCAGAGAATCAGTATGCGCCTGCTGCACCGGCTGTACTAAAGCTCGTGCCGTCGCCGAGACGTAAGAGACGTAGATGGAATCGCAACTTGGCTTATCGACGGTAGACTGCGTGACCGCCCCGTTGCCCCAAACCTGAAACGCGCACACGACGCGACTCGAGCCTAAGAAAATATTGCCCGTCGCTGGCCGCACAAGGGCGCCAATCACGATTAGCGATGAGTCGATAGTGATAGGGCCGGGCGGGCCCGGCTTACGCAATACCTTCCAGGAGGTCGCTACAGACGAGCTAGTGCCGATGGCGTTGCGAGAGGCGACGCTGACAGTGAAAGTGACTGAATCCCAAGAGATCGCGCTGAGCCAGGTCTTGTAACTCATCGGTGTGATATTCGCCGTCGTGGCGAGTGGCCCAATTCCTGTGCCGATCGTCCAGACGCCGCCCGTCGAGCTGGATTCTCGAACTACGGCCCACGCGCCATTCGTCAGGGTCGCTGCGATCGTGACGTTGTAACTCGTCGCCCGCGCACCCGGGCCCCATGAGATGGTGTAGGCCAGTGTATCGCCAGCTGTGACGAGGCCCTTCTTCCCAACGATGATCGGGCCTGGCGGGAGTGGTAGACTGTCAAGAAACACTGAGGAAAGACTGGTGGCGACCTGCGGAGCGCCCCCGCTTGCACGATCGTTGCCCGATGCTGTGCTGAGAACTGCCACAGCGCCGACCACCAGTAGTGTTCCGAGTCTCATGGTTATGTCCTTCCTATCAGGAATAGCGTCGCTACGAGAAGACGACCGCCGCGCCATTTAGCGCAGCTGCGAGTTAGATGCAGAATGTCAGGACACATCGTTATCCTCCTTTTAAATGATCTTTACCCGATGCCGATAGATCACGCTGTGCCAGTGCGACGACCTTGGCGGCGAACGATAGATCGTAATACACTCCTGACACAGGAACCGTTGTCGCTTCACCCACTGGCGACGAACGTTCATGCAACCTGACCTGCCCCTGCCTAGCCTCCGTCCTCTCAATTAAACTCTACCTGCGTAAAGTTCCCGTAGCGTCCGTCTTCAGGGTCGAAGCCGATGTCTTCCAGCTCCGAAGGAGTCATGTCAGCTGCGTCAGCAGCGCTGAAACGCGAGTTGCCGATCCGGCGGAGAATCTTCGCCTCAGACTCCTTATACTTCCGAACACGCTCTGCGCTCAGCAGCCCGCGCCAGAGTTGGGTCTGAAGACCAAGTGCGTCGGCCTCGTCGTCGTACCGTCCAAGAGGGTATTCTGACAGTTGGCTGCGCAAGCCGTGTTGGGTTGGCAGTATGTAAAGATGTCCCGTAGCGGCCACTGGCTGCAGGCCGCGGACGTGGGGTTTACCGGGCCCGCCTGGTTTAACAGGTACAACGTACGCGTAGAGCCCATGACGTTCGCACTCCGCTTGGAGATGATATTTGAGTGACATCTCGTAGCCGACCTTCTGAATGCCGAAGGCGCGAGGATGGTAACGGCGGATGACGTAGATCAGATGCGCTACGACTTCGAGCGGGTTGCTCCGCTTGCTCCAGCTTTCAAGCACGATAGCGTCGCCGTCGGACGTCGTTCCAACCGTGACGACTGCATCGCGGTCGCTGGAGGTCTTATCGCCGTACCGGACGTCAACAGTCGTCGTCACATCGAGGTCCTTCAGCTCGACGACTTTGTCAACCTCGCCCTCACGGGTGAACAGAACCACCGACTCCTCATCCGCTCCCCAGCGCCAGAACTTCAAGTCCTGGACGTTGAAGTCTTGAAGCTGAACGTTCCGAGGATTGTTCATGTACTGACAAGAGAAGTTGTACTCGCCGCCGAGGATGGGATCGTTGCGTATCTCAGCAAGCTTCGTCAAACTCAACCGCTCCGGGAAGATAGCCTCGCCGTCCTCGATCGCACCACGGATATACCGTGCCAGGTCTTTGCCAAAGCGCTGCATCGCGTATGAGTACACGTCATAGAACGCCCACCTGGTTCCGACGAGATCGAATGTATCCGTCTCCGGATTGACCATTAGCGAGTGGATCTTAGCGAAGCGGTTGATCGTGTCGTCCATGACGAGACGAGACTTAGCGGCTTCCTCCGACACCAAGTCGTCAAACGTCATGTGGGTGTAGTGCCGAGACGTTGACGCACCCGTCATACCGATTGAGTCAACAGTCGGCTCAGCGTATACACCCTTGCGAATGAAAAGCAACTCCTCCTGTGACCAGCGCATCGAGTCGGCTGGGATCAAGTGCGAGTACAGCGTCCTGAAGCGTCTATTCCCTTCAGCATGCTGCCTGATGATTGACAAGAACCGCTGCGCGTTAGTAGCAGTCTCGTTCGCCAGAAGAATACGAGCCTCTTGATTCTGGCAGAACTTCTGCATCACGCGAGCGATGTTGATTGTGGTCTTAAACGTGCCACGAGGGTGGAGCACGAGCTTATACCGAGACGGGTTCCCGTCGAGCCATGCACACAGTGGGCCGTGACAAGACTCCGTAAGATCCTTATACCCCAGCACTCCCGTCGCGAAGACGTACAGATTCCTGCTCGCTGACTCCGCGACGTTACGAATCACGTCAGCAGGTTGGCTAGCGATGCTGTCGTCGAGACGAGGTATGTCTCTCGGTGGCTCCACTAATATACCGAGTGCCGCCTACGGCCCTTCATCTTGCTCGCCGTCGGCTTTGGAACTTTCAGCTTCGTGCCGCGAGACCCGCGGCTCAGGATTTCTTTATAGATCTTGCTGCGTCGTGGTCTCGACATCACAGCCCTCCGTGTCCAGGGTTATTCTTTCTCCCCTTGCTCGTCCCCACCTTCGGCCGGCGGAAGCCCTCCCTCGGCGCCCCCGTTGCTCCGGAGCGAGACTTTGCCGCCTTCGATATGGCTCTCGAGATGGTGCGGTAGTACTTCCTCTGCCTCGACATGGACGGTCTCCTCAGTGTTTACTCGAACGAAGTCGCCTTTGGCGACCTCAGCGAATTGCTCCTTCGCCTTCGCACCGACGACGAGGGCTCGCGCCAACTCGCGAATGTCCGCGCCGTCCAGGTGCAGTGTACTCACCGACGCTTTGAAGGTCTTACTCGACTCGGGGTTCCGATCGAGTATGTCGCTTGACGCTCGCAGCGCTATGTATTCGTTCTGGGAATCCATCAGGTTGCTGACTGTCTTTGCGGCCTTGCGACTCATCATGGCGATGACTTTGGACAAAGCGATCGTTTCGTCGCTGATAGCCTTGTCCACCTCGCCTATGATCGAGTTGACTTCGACATTACCGGAGGCGGATAAGATACTCAAGTAGTGCTCATTGAGACCAACTGCACGACAGGCCTCCCTCTTACTAGGCACCGCCCCGCTTGCGTACAACCTCGCGGCCATACGCACTCGGGGCCCGGGACTAATCCCACGAAAGATCTCTTGTCGTGTCTTTGGCACACTGACATGCCTTGGCGCAGTAGCCCCCAAGATAACATAACTGGATTTTAGTTGCAATGTCCTTAACCGCAGGTGCTACTTCACTCTCTTGTCCGGATTGGGACAAGGTGTCATTGCGTAGCGTGACATATTATCAATCTCATCTCAATGCGTTTCCTTGATTTTCGCAAAAAGTGACGCTGTTACTCTTTGCTGTTTTAGACATGCGCGTAAAGTAGAGAACAGGGCGCCGTCGATCGCGCCTGCGTTTCGGGGTAGGCGGCAGTGTCTGTACAGTGTCACGACACTATAGCGACAGCTACACCGTCGCGACAGTGTGTATACTCTGTCACGACACGTATAAATATACATGGCACTGCATAAATATACATACTGACACTGACACGACGTCGTCGCGACACCGTCGCGTAATTCGCAACTTGCACGAAATCGTGCATATTGCGGTAGCGATTGGCGTGGCGCTTTTCGTAACATGTTGTGGCGCAACGACTTACGTCGTGGCACGCGACATGCGTGACATGTTGGTGCGACCGCACGCGACATGCGGCGGCACGCGACATACGATGCGCGTGACACACGGGCAGGCGTCCCATGTTCACGAACCACGCACGAGCCCCGACCGGCGAGAAACCGCCATTTAGTGGCGCACCGGCGACCCCGCGTGGAGAAGCCCCCGACGCGCATTCGGTCACTAAACCGGGAACACGTGGGCGGTGGTGTGGTCGCCAACGCAATCAGACATCCCACAACTAGAACGGAGTTATCAATATGGCAGACATCACCGCAATCCTGGCGAAGCCGGAGTCGTTCGGCTTCACGTTCCTGACGGAGACGGTCAAGCGTGATCGTACTCCCTCGGGTCCAGTTCCACTGCTCAAGGTCACTGATGTAGCGACCTTTGAGAAGAACTTCCCTGGAGTGATCCTCGAGACAGAGGACGGCCAGAGTATCCGAGTGAACTCGCAGCGTGTCGTACGCGATGCGTGGTTCGCTGGCGACAAGGATCAGAAGTCGCTGAAGACTCGGTTGGTCAGGTGGTTGCTCAAGATCGAGCAGCCGCAGGCGAAGTTCGTCGCTGCGGACGGCAACTCGTACGCAACGCTGGAAGAGGCGCAGGAAGCCAGTATCGAGTACGCACTGGCGCAGGCAGAGAAGAAGTAACGCAGTTAACTACCGCCCACACTGTTCCCACCCACTCAAACAACGGGAGTGAAACAGCCATGCTGAGCAAACTGGCAATCTCCAAGAGCGGCTTCATCTTCGTGGGAGCCGTGAGAGACGACAGGAATCAGTGTATGAATCAGGGAGACAGAGAACTCAACTACCGTGTTGAGATTCAATGCAGCCCTGACAAGTTGAACTCGCAAGGGTTCATCTTGGACCGGCATGAGATTCCTGCCTACTTCGAACGCAAGTGGGGAGGGAAAGTGGACGTGCTTCCCTCTTGCGAGGAGATGGCGAGACTGGCGGCAGAAGAGCTCGCTAAGCTCACGGGAGAAGGTGCAGTGAGGGTGCTCGCAGATGTTGGTGGCGCACTCGCGGTCTGGGAGAAGGAGGTCAACTGAGTATGTTCAGAGCCTCGCTGTCGCTGTTGATCCTCAGTAGTGCAATAGGAGAAGGATTAATAGCAACGAAGGAACTCGCAGTGGGTGTGCTAGCGACTTGGATCGCTGCGTGGTTCCATCTGGATCGAAGACGCAGACGTAACAGACGCAAGTGAGTGAGGAAAGGCCTGATGGTGTGAGGTTTACACTGTCAGGCCTTTTCTTATTTAAGTTAACTGTTTTCCTGTGGAGGTGCCCGCACAGCGGCGAAGAAG